CCAAAAGAAATTTTAGATAAAGTGTTTAAAAGTAAAAAGTAACGTTGAGTATTATAGTGTTTTAAGTTACACTGTAGATTCAATAAAAAGGTACTTTATGATTATAGTAGATTATTCACAAACAGTAATTTCTAATATTATGGCTGAAATTGGGAATTCAAAAAATAGTAAATTAGAAGTTAACTTAGTTAGACACATGGTTATTAACACTATAAGAAGCCATTATAGTCAATTCAAAGACAAGTATGGAGATATGATAATAGCATGTGATAGTAAAAAGTATTGGAGAAAAGATTTTTTTCCTTTCTACAAAGCTAATAGAAAAAAAGCAAGACAAGATTCAGGGCATGATTGGAATTTAATATTTAATACCATAAATATGTTAAAGAAAGAACTTAAAGATAACTTTCCTTGGGCTGTTGTTGAAGTCGAGGGCGCAGAGGCTGATGATATTATTGCAACATATGTAAAAAACAAAGATTCTGTTGAGCCAGTAATGATAATTTCAGGCGATCATGATTTTATTCAGTTACATAAATTTGATAATGTTAAACAGTGGTCTCCTATTAAAAATAAATATGTTGTGACAAATTTAGATCCAAAGGAAGTATTGTTTACGCACATCATAAAGGGCGACAAAGGCGACGGTGTACCAAATGTTCTTACAGAAGATGATGCTTTTGTGCAAGGGAAAAGACAAAGACCAATACACTCTAAAAAATTAGATATATGGAAAAATAATCCAACAGAAATGCCTCAAGATTCTGCTTTTGTAAGAAATTTCGAACGAAACCAAACGCTTGTTGATTTGTCAAGAATACCAGTTGAAATATCAAACAATATTTCTAATGAATTTATAAAGGCCGAACCACCATTTGATATGAAGGTGAATAAAGATATTCTAGTGAATTATTTTAATGAGCATAAACTGAGTAAAATGTTAGACGTCATAGAGGAATTTGTATGAGAAATTTAGTATCTGAAGTATATAATATGGTTGAAAAGCAATCTAATGACTTAGATAGATTAAATTTATTAAGAAATGAAGCACACATAAATATGGTTGTTGGCCATTTATTAAATTATAATTTTAATCCAAACATTGAGTTTTTACTGCCTCCAGGCGTACCCCCATTTAAAAATGAAGAAAAACCAGCTGGCCTCGAAGATACAACACTTGAAAAAGAATTTAGAAGATTTTATATATGGCTTGATCCCAATCAAAATTTGTCTCGTTCAAGAAGAGAAAAACTTTTTATTGAAATGTTGATGGGGTTAAATATTGAAGAAGCATATTTAATTTGTTTAGTAAAAGATAAAAAATTACAAGAAAAGTTTCCATCTATTACAGAAAAACTAGTCAGAGAAACGTTTCAAGATTTATTACCTCCAGCTATAATAAAAGATGAAATTAAAAAATCTAGAGGCAAACCTCGAAAGGAAATGTGATGAAATTTTTAAATTATGGTAAGTCAAAGCAAAGTAGAAAACTTGGCATTAATCCTTACTCAAAACGTAAAATATTACCTGCTTATCTACAAGGCGATATAAACCGAAAGAGGGCAACGCTTGAAGTATCTGGAGTATTTCCTAGAGAAACTAAAAAGATTCCAAGTCTCAATTCAGAAGACTTTTCCCCAGCGCTTAAAAAAGAAAAAAATGTCTACACCGGTTCGAGTGTTATTGGCGTTAGTACTCTTCATAAGTCTAATCCCGTTCCCATTTTTAACAATAATGATGCTATCGATCATGCTAATATGAGGAGAAATTAATGTCTTACAAATATACAATAATTCAAGAAAATAAAATAACTAAAAATAAACTTACATATGAGTTTGCTGCTAATGATGAAACTGAAATGGTTGATGAATTTTATTCGTTTATGAGAAGTGTTGGATTTTGCGAATCCGGTTACTTAACATTAGTAAATGATCAGGACGATAGTTTATATGATGATTTAGAATCTGAAGTTAACAAAACATATAGTAATGATGTAAATCCTGAAATGGAAACTTATAAAAATTTTGAATTTTCTTTAGAGGAAAATATTAATTACGATTCCTGTGATGATGGTCAAGGGCAAACAGAATATACTTTTACTTCATCTGATGCTGATAAAATAGCAGATAAGTCTGAATCTTTAGCATCAACATGGCCATTTCCATTAGATAGACCTTCAAATGAAACTTATAGAGTAGATTCATTATATGAAACTAATGGAACTAAAGGATATTATGGAGCATAGTATGAAAGAATTTTACGTACTAGAATATAAAGTCATAGATAGCAAAGGTCGCGAAAAAAATGCTCAATTTGCAGGTGTGTTTAATTCATTGAGTACACTAAGTAGCGCTAAAAATAAATTACTCGAAAAGTGTAAGAATAAAATATCTTTTCAAGTTTACAATCATAACCACATTTTTCCCTAAATAAAAATAATGGCCACATACACATTTAAAAATAAAGACACTGGTGATGTTGAAGAACATAAATTCTCCGTTCATAAACACACAGAATTTAAACAAAACAATCCACATCTCGAACAGATACACTTAACCTTTCCTGGTTTAGGTGATCTTGTTCGTATGGGCATGAAAGGTCCTGATGATGGATTTAGAGAAGTGTTATCAAAAATAAAAGAAAAGACAGGAGGCAGAAGAAATAATTTAGGTGATAAACTTTCGAGAAATTGATTATGGACACGTGATATGTTAAACTTAACTTTAAGGGGCATGCATGGCCAAAAGAAATTTTGTACAAACCCAACCAACAAATCTATCAGTTGCAGTTAACAATAAGTTAAAAATAAAGATAGATGATTTATTTCAAATAGAACCTTTAACTGGAAACCAACAAAAATTCTTTCAACTTTATAACGAATCAAAATTTATTATCTTACATGGAGTTGCCGGTACTGGTAAAACGTATATTGCATTATACAAAGCAATTGAAGAAATATTATCAAAAGGAAAACCAAAACAAAAAGTAGTAATAGTAAGATCTGCGGTGCCGTCAAGAGATATAGGATATCTGCCTGGTGATGAGCATGAAAAAACAGCAGTATATGAAAAGCCATATATAGAAATATGTGATAGTCTTTTTGGCAAAAGAGATGCTTATCAAAGATTAACTGAACAACATAATATAAGTTTTATGAATACATCATTTGTAAGAGGCATAACTTTAGATGACTCAATCATATTAGTTGATGAATGTCAAAACATGACAGACATGGAATTAAATAGTATTGTGACTAGAGTTGGCCAAAAGTCTAAAATTATATTTTGTGGAGACTTTAGACAAACCGACTTATACAAAAAACACGAACAATCGGGTTTGAAAAAATTTATGGTAATAGCAGATATGATGCCAAACGCTAAAACTGTGGAATTTTATAATGAAGATATTGTTAGATCAGAACTTGTTAAACAATATATTGTAGCTAGAAACTGTTACGAGGATATGTATGAAACTAACTAATAATTTTTCACTCAACGAAATGACGAAGAGCCAAACAGCTCTTCGTCGTGGAATAGATAATCAACCAAACAATAATGAAATAGATAATTTAAGATTATTATGTGAATATGTGTTACAGCCAGTTAGAGAGCATTTTGGTAAACCTGTAAGTATTAATTCTGGTTTTAGAAGTAGTAAACTTAACAAAGCAATTGGTGGATCTGGCACATCAGATCATTGCAAAGGAATGGCAGCAGATATAGAGATAGCTGGTGTTGATAATGGTGATATTGCACAATGGATTAATGATAATTGCCAATTTCGTCAATTAATACTTGAATTTTACACACCAGGTGTTGGTGACTCTGGCTGGGTTCATGTATCATATAATACGGATGATAATATTAGTAAAGTAATGACTGCTATGAAAGAGAATGGAAAAACGGTTTATAAATTAGGATTGATAAAATAATACACAATGTTTGAGAGAATATATCATGAATTTCCCAGAATCAAGAGAACTACAAACGATAAGGGTATCCGAGTATACCAAACCCCGGAAGGTGGATCCTATCCTTCGGTCACAACGGTTACAGGGTTATTGGCTAAAGAGGCAATTAAAAAATGGAGGGAAAGAGTTGGCAAAGAGGAAGCTGCCAGAATCTCCACAAAAGCCTCAAAAAGAGGAACTAGAATACATACATTATGTGAAAAGTATCTCTCGAACATTGAACTCGACGAAACAAACTTTGATCTTGAAATGTGGGAATCAATCAAGCCACACTTGGATAGCATAAATCAAATTCATGCGTTAGAGGATAAGTTATATTCTGATCATTTACAAATAGCTGGTACTGTAGATTGTGTAGCGGAATACAATGGTAAGTTGTCTGTTATAGATTTTAAGACATCATCTAAAGTTAAGAAGAGAGAGCATATACATGGTTATTTTATGCAGTGTTCAGCATATGCAGTTGCATTTGAAGAAATAACAAAAGTGCCTGTATCTAATTTAGTTATTATTATGACAGTTGCACACGAAGGTTGTGTTATATTTGAAGAAAAACGTGATGATTGGATTAATAAATTTATTGATTTAAGAGAAACATATCGCAAAAGTTACGGTTGTTAATTATTTCTAAATATGCGATAATATAATTATGATCGTATGAAGTCGATTGAAAGCTGTTTCGGACAGGGGTTCGATTCCCCTCACCTCCACCAATTAGGAAAGTTATGTACGAGTATAATTGTAAAATAGTAAAAGTAGTTGATGGTGATACAGTTGATGTTGATATTGATCTTGGTTTTGGAGTATGGATGAGAAATGAAAGAGTACGTCTTTATGGTATAGATGCTCCTGAATCCAGAACAAGTGATAAAGAA